CAAGAACTTCCGGCGATACTGAGCTTGCACATATATTAACAAAAGTCTTAAAATATTATATGTACCACGCAAGATTTAACAAAGCACAAAAGATAGTTTTTATGGATGCAGTGATAGCAATTTTTGGGGTTTATTATGTTGGATGGGATTTTAGGGGAGATGACGAAGTGGGTAAGTTAGTTGTTGAGCCATGCGACCCAAGAGAATTTATGTTTGAGCCAAATTTTGCGGATACTACTTGGGGAAACGCTGGTTATGTGATGCGTAAGCACTCGATGAGTGTTGAGGAAATACTTAACCGGTACGCCTTAAATGATTCTGAAATGCAAGAACAAATAATTGAAGAAGCTAAACAGTTCTATGACCAAGATGGCGTAAGTAAAGACAAGTTTATTACACGTAGATTAAAGGCATTGTTCTCGGCGGTCTATGAGACAGCAATGGGTTTTAGTTCTTCAAACGATAACGTTTACAGTAATCATCTGCAATGGTTTGATCCTCGTACAGGGAAATTCGACGTGTTGGAATACCACGAACAGCGAACAGAAAGAAAACTTATGGTGATGAATAATGAAGAAACTTCTCTATATGACATTACAGACCCGTATATATCGATGGTTAAAAGCAGAAATGACAAGTTTAGTTTTGATGGATTTAGGTTTGATGACAACGAAGCTGTGCAAGCAGTTAAGGAAAAATATCAATTAATTAAAGAACCAAAAATAGAATTAGTAACCCGCAGATATGTAACAGCATCAGTCCCATCTTTCAGAACTATAGTCAACGAAAAAGCATATCCCTTTGAGAGTGATTATTATTGCTACATTCCTCAGTATTGTTATGACTTACATGCAGACCCGTTAAAATCACAATCCGTGATGGATGATTTGTTAGACCCGCAATCGCATTTTAACAAAGCACAATCTTTGAAGTTAGAACTATTAGGCAGGTATCTTAACAAAGGTTGGATTATGGACGAGAACGCTATAGATGGGTTAGAAGATGACTGGACTACTCAAAGAATAGCGCCTTACAGACGTGTTAGAGCAGGTTACTTGAACATGATACGTCCCGAAGAAGGGCAGACGATAAGCCCAGATTTAGTAAGAGACCCTATAGAGACCCAACAACTAATGAAGGTGATCAGTAATGCAGATGATGAGATTAGAGGACAACAGGGTAGTGATGTTAAATCAGGTAAGCATTTCATAGCTAAGGAACAACGTCAAAGTAAGAGTTTTTCTTATATCCTCGATAACAGAGACCATTCACAAAGAGCCGTATATGAATTAGCGGTTAGTTTTATACAACATTTCGTAACAACGCAAAAAGTTTACAGAATTACTCAAGATGAAATACCAGAGATAAACGGGGTTGAAGAAGTAACTGTTAATCAAAGTAGGTTCGGCATAGACCAGAATACCGGAAGGATTATTGAAACGATAGTAAACGATCTTGATTCCGTTAAGTTCGACATAGAATTAAGCGATGAACCTTACAGCTTATCTGCTCAAGAAGATAGATACAGAAAATTAGGAGATGTATTTAACGCAGCTTTAGAAGTTGACCCACGCAAAGCGGACGCCATGTTGCCGATATTGGTAGAAGAAAGTAACACCCCATCGGCAGACAAAATATTGAAAGCATGGAAAGCACTTGAAGCCCCAAACCCTCAACAGGTGCAAATGCAACAGTTAATGATGCAAGTACAGCAGATCATGGCAAAATTAGGAGTTGAAGAAAAGCAAGAAGAAATTAAAGACAAGAAGTTAAGGAATCTTGAAACGGTTCAGCGTATGCGCCACGCATCTAAAAATAGTGTGCTTGGCATGTTGCAAAAACCGCAAATGACAAACTAAAAACAAATCGGAGAGAAAATGAGTACACCTGAACTTATCTATGAGTTGACGAAGTTTTTCTTTTCTAATGTAGGGCATTTTTTATTATTGATGTTATTTATATTAACCGTGAGAGGAGATGTAACAAAACTCATAATTAAAGTGAAAGACTTCTTTAAGAAACTAATCTTTAACTACAAGAACAAGTTCGTCCACGTAAAGCCACAGCCGGAATACCTCGATAGAGACACAAAGAAAATCCTTAACACAGACAGGGAGAAAAAGTCTTGATTACTAATTTGGTAATTAAAGATTGCGATAAAAAATTTGCTCAAATGGTCTACTCACTTCACAAAGCGTATGCAAAAAGATTGAGGTTTAATTTTGAGGCAAATTTTAGCGGTGATATAAGCGAGTTTAAGTATTTCTTTTCCAAAATGAACCCGGAAGATTTATACAACATAATAAAAGAAACATCGGAGACAAATTGAATAAAGGATCGCTATGAAAAGATTCTACGATTACAAATGTATAGCTTGTAACCACGTCCAAGAATACCACGAAGAATATGAGGACAGGAACATAGAACATAGTTGCCCGGAATGTGGGTGCGCTATGCAACGCAAGATAGGCGCACCTTTGTTTAGCTTCACCAAACGCCCTAAAAACTGGGACATGAAACACAGCACCCGCAGAGAGCTATGGAACAGTCCCGATCCAAAAGATAAGAGAGAATTGGTTTGAGAACTAAAGAAGAAATTCATAAGTATTGGAAGAACCCAAACGATAAGAATAATAACCCGGAATGTTATCTTGATAATGAAATAACTTTGTTGAGAAGTAAGTATTTATTTGAAGTGATAGACAAATATTTCCCATCAAAAGAAACGAAGATATTAGAACTTGGCAGCAACGTGGGGAGAAATCTTAATTATCTCTTTGAAAGAGGGTATAAAAATTTACTTGGCATAGAGATAAATAAAAATGCCATTGATATAATGAAGAAAGAATATCC